CTGACCTTAGCAACCAAATGGAAGATGACAATGATAGTGAGTCAGATGATGACAGCGATGTCAATATCTAAATCTATTAATCATAGTGTAAGTCCTGGTGGAGGGGTAGTGCCCTCCACCTTTTTTACACGGAAAGGAGATAATATAAGTGATTGAAGTCCAAGTTAGAGGTGGCAACCTAGAAAAAGCTATGCGTGTACTAAAGAAAAAAGTAATGAAGGAAGGCATAGTAAAAGAATTAAAAAGAAGACAATTTTTTCAAAAACCATCAGAGATAAAAAGAGAAAAGAAAAAAGAAGGCATTAAAAACTATAAGAAAAAGATGGCTAAATTAGAAAAAATGAGATAACAGATTTCCATGCCTGTGCTTTAATGATGATAAATAGTGATACTAGGCGACTCATAAGTCCTAGGGCGTGGAGGGTACGCTTGCCCATGTATAGAATACAAAACAAAGCAGAGCAGTTGGTGGTCTGCTAATTGAACAAAACCACCGTAGAATTCGGGCTCATTGGTCTTGGAGGTTATGCTCGCCGTATAAAGAGTTAGTATAATGAGGGTGAGACCTACCTCAGCCCACCAGAATTTAGGGGCGCTAGCGTTAACCTAGATAGTGGATTGTTTCAGCATTTGCGCTTAGTTTCGCACCACTTAAAACAAACAAACTAAAGCTGCGGCTCGTTTTTGGCATTTTTTTATAGCCTTGTATGCAAAAAAATGCCTATATATTAGTAAGTGATAGGTTCTATCACACAATTAAATTAACAAGGAGTTAATATGAAATTAACAAATTCAAGTAAATATAATGATGTAGCAGGTGCTATATTAAGTTTAAAAGGTGTGGTATCTATTCAAGATATCATAGACGCAATCAAACAAATCGCAAATTTTCAAAAAGAAACTTTAGATAAAATTGAAAAAGTTTTATCATCCGAAACTTTGTTTAATAAATTTGATACAAATTACCACGAAAAATTATCTAACATTAAAGTTGATATGACCTATCAACGAAGAGTTAGATTAAGAAAATTATTAAATAAGTTAACAAGTGCAGGTCGTTTTGACCCACATGGCGCAGGTGCTATTGATATAGCAATGCGAGGCAATGACCCATATGTATGGGACGGTTTAAGAAGATGTATTATGGCAGGTATTGTAGGTTTAGATTACATACCTGTATCTAGGTTTCATCATAGTAGAAATACAAGTGTTATAGAAATGCAACAAACTGAAGCTAGATTTTTTAAAATGAGAAATGCAGATACAGAAACTATGAAACCCGAAGAGATATTTAAATCAATGGTGGTTTACAATGACCCTAATGCATTGAAAATTTTAAATGTCTTAAAAAATGCTGAACTTGATGTTGAGGGTTTAAATCCAGGTCATACTACTTTAAATGGTTTTAGAGAACTACAAAATAAATTGTTTTCTAAAGTTGAAGAAGAAGAAATAAAAACAGCTTCAGGTATTATTAGAAGAGTGTTTAAAGATGACAATGTTGTTTCATCTTATCTATTATGTGGTCTAGCATTATTAATACAAAAAAATGAAGAGTTAGATAAACCATTAGCAGATACAGATATTGAATCTCAACTAACAACTTGGAAAACTACGAAAACAAAACCATCAAGGTCTCAAAAAACTTTGACTAGTCGTAGATTAAATTCAAAAGCTTCAGAATCAATTGCTTGGAATATATCTGAACAAGCAGTTAACTTTAATGGTCAACAAAAAGAACTTGTCAATTTATTAAACCTTGACAAATCAGATGTTGATATTTTAGAGGATATTGAATAAAAAATTTTGTATGGGGGTTGTAATTTTAAAAACAATCCCCATATAAATAACTATGATACGCTCATAAGAGGTATCAAACATTAACTTTGCTTAAAAAAGGAGGTTCTATATGACCAATCACAAAGCAATTCAATCAATTTTTACAGGCTTAAGACCGTTTACGGTAGGGTTTGATGACATGTTTGACCATTTTGATATGTTAACAACTCAATTACCACACATGACGGCTACTAATTATCCGCCTTACAATATCGTAAAGACAGGTTCTTTATCATATGACATAGAGGTGGCATTAGCAGGCTATAGTAAAAAAGATGTATCTGTAAACTACGAAGATAACATCTTAAAAATCGAATCAGTAAAGAGTAAAGAGGAAAAAGAAGTAGAAGACAATGACGGTGTATTACACAAAGGCATTGCTAAAAGAAGCTTCGTTAAATCTTTCACAATTGCTGATGATGTAGAAGTTAAAGGTGCTGAATTAAAAGACGGACTTTTAAAAGTATCTTTAGAGAAGATTGTTCCAGACCATAAAAAAGCTAGAACTATCAATATAAAATAATGAATAAAACTAGAGGCGTTCCAGCATTGACAATGGGACGCCTTTAGTGTATATTAAATAATGCGGCTATCGTATAAAAGTATTACGGCGGGTTACCAACTCGCAGACCTTGGAGCGTTACCAAGTAGCCGCTCCAATTAATTATGAGGAGAACTATATAATGAACTTAACAAGTGATACAGTTGCCATACTAAAAAACTTTTCTGATATAAACCAGAATATTTTAGTAAAACCTGGCAACCAATTACAAACTATCTCTACATTGAAAAACATCTTAGCACAAGCTGATGTATCAGAGAAGTTTGACCAAGAGTTTGCTATCTATGATTTACCTGAATTTTTAAGAGCTGTTGACTTATTTGATAAGTCAGACCTTAAATTTAATGGTGGTCAAAATTTAACTATTGCAGATAGTAATTCTAAACAATCAATCAAATATTATTTTGCAGACAAGTCGGTGGTAGTTGCACCTACTAAAATGATTAACATGCCTGATAAGTATGTTACATTTGCTTTGAAAAAAGATGTATTCGCAAAACTAATGAAAGGTGTTACAACACTTAATTTACCAGATATTTCTGTTACAGGAGATGGTAAACAAATTAAGTTAGTTGCTACTGATAAAAAGACGCCATCATCTAACGACTATTCAATTGTAGTTGGTGAAACTGATAAGACTTTTAAAGCCTTCTTTAAAACAGAAAACTTTAAAATGATACAAGATGATTATGATGTGGCTATTTCTTCACAAAAAATCTCACACTTCATAAATAGAAATAAACCAATTCAATATTGGGTTGCTATTGAACCAGACAGCGAATTTTAAATTATGAATAAAGTGAGGATTATATTATGTCAGAATACCTATGGGTTGAAAAATACCGACCAAAAAAGATTAGTGAGTGTATATTAAGTGAAGATATTAAAAAAACATTTACTGAATTTCTAAAACAAAAAGAGATACCAAATCTGTTATTATCTGGTACTGCCGGTACTGGTAAGACAACCGTTGCTCGTGCTTTATGTGAGGAACTTGGAGCAGATTATATTGTTATCAACGGTTCAGATGAAGGCCGTCAAATAGATACATTAAGAAACAAAATTAAAAACTTTGCTTCTACCGTATCATTAACTGAGCAATCAAATCATAAAGTGGTGATTGTAGATGAGGCAGACTATATGAATGCTGAGTCTGTACAACCTGCTTTAAGAAACTTCATAGAAACATTTTACAAAAATTGTAGATTTATCTTTACTTGTAATTACAAGAATAAGATTTTACCTGCTTTACATAGTAGGTGTACCGTCATTGACTTTGCCATTAAGAATGGTCAAAAAGTAAAAACAGCACAGGCATTATTGAAACGGCTGGGCAAAGTCCTTGATGATGAACAAATAGAATATGATAACAAAGTATTAGCAGAGTTAATACAAAAATACTATCCTGATTTCAGACGGACTATCAATGAATTACAAAGATATTCTGTAAGAGGTAAGATTGATAGTGGCATTTTGTTTAGTTTATCAGAGGCTAATACAAAAGAACTTGTAAAAGTATTAAAAGAAAAACGATTTAATGACATGCGTAAATGGGTTATTAATAATCTTGATAAGGAACCATCATCTTTATTTACTACCATTTATGAGTTATTGTATAAATCAGTTGAATCTCAATCTATTCCACAATCAATATTAATAATTGCTGGTTACCAGTATAAGTCTGCTTTTGTGGCAGACCAAGAGATTAATATGGTTGCGTGTTTAACAGAGATTATGGCTAATTGTAAGTTTAAATAATGTACGAATTAAAAGATTATTTAAAGGCCATAAATGAAACTAAACAGCCTTTGTTAGATAGTGAAGACATTATCTGGCAGAAAAAATATCCTACATTTATAATTAACAGATGTTTGTCAATGTTCTATGATACAATTATGCATAGTAATGAGATGAACGGATTACATTTTTTACCAAAGCGTATGCAATTTCACTATTTTATAAATAGTATCAGAAAGAAAAAGCGATTTGGTGGGAAATGGCTTTCACAAAAGAAAGTTAAAGACCTAGAAGTAATAAAAGAGTATTATGGTTATAGTAATCAAAAGGCAAAAGAAGCTCTTAACCTACTTTCAGATGGCCAAATTGAAAATATAAAATTAGGCCTGAAAAAAGGTGGGAGAAAAAAATGAGTGAAGATACTATAAATTGGTCACAAGCGGATATGCTTGAGGTTACCATAAAACAACCTGACGATTTTCTAAAAGTCAGAGAAACATTAACTAGAATTGGTGTTGCAAGTCGTAAAGATAAAACTCTATTTCAGAGTTGTCATATCTTACATAAACAAGGTAAATACTACATAACACACTTTAAGGAGTTGTTTGCCCTAGATGGTAAGAACTCTACCTTGTCATTAAACGATATACAAAGAAGAAATACCATAGCATTATTACTACAGGATTGGTCTTTAATTGATGTTGTAAACAAAACATTAGTTGAAGATAAGGCGCCATTAAGTCAAATTAAAGTTTTACCATTTAAAGAAAAGAATGAGTGGAATTTAGTTGCTAAATATAATATAGGCAAAAAACCAGAAGATAGTAAAAATGCAAGTACAACCGTTTAAAAATTACCTAGAAGAAGCTACAGGCGATAAAAAGTTTTTGCGTCTGCTCATTATTACAGATGAGCCAGATAATGCAAAAGAATTTCATACTGCCGATAGATTACAAGAAGAGTGTAAGAAGTTAAACTATCCTTATTACTTGTTTAAACTTACAGGTGGTTATACAACTTACGAGGACGGTATTCGTAGATTTCATAACGGAGATGATAAAAAAGGCTTTGAAGTTGGTGCTATGACCGTTGCAATTGTGCGTGGTTCTATAACTAGAAAAGATAGTTGGATGGACCTAGTTTCTATTCTTGAAAGAGCAAATGCAACACTTGTAAATCCTAGAACTACAATTAATATATGTGCTGACAAATATAGAACAGCATTAAGACTTGCAGATTATGGTTTGACACAACCATTAACAAAATTAATTAGCGACCCCGAAAAATCAAATGAACAAGTAGAAGAAGCTGGTATCAAGTTTCCTCTAATTATGAAAACATTAAGAGGTAGTAAAGGTGTTGGTGTATTATTTGTTGATAGTGAAAAAGGTTTAGATTCAATTGTACAACTTATACACAAACAAGATGAAGACGCTGACCTATTAATACAAGAATATATCAAAACAGAATATGATGTTAGAGTACATGTATTAGGTGGTAAAGTATTGGCCGCCATGGCAAGACCAGTTATTGAGGGAGATTTTAGGTCAAATGTATCACAAGGTTCTAAACCTAAAAAGATTACATTAACAGAATTAGAAATAGAAGAATG